GATATATTCCTCCACGGTTTCAATGACTTTCTCAAACGACATTCCCGCCTCTTCACATTCCCGGATCTTCAATGCGATCAAGGTTTCCCCCACGGATGCGGATCTGGAATTAAAGATATATATGTCCTTATCTCCATACTCTTCCGCATACAAATTCTTCCCAAGCTCCGCACTGTTATAAGATCCGCTTAATTCCGCGGAAAGTGTAACGACGTAAACCCGCTTCGCATCTCCGGAATAACTCTCCATATATCGTTCCGGCGACGGACAGGAAGATTTCAGACATTCACTGCATGCCGCTACTTTTTTCAAAAAATCTGCCTGATCGAATCCGGCGTCATCCACGATCGTTTCCTCTCCCACCTGCATGCTGAGTGCAACAGATTCAAATATGCCTGTCGCTTTCATCTCCGGTGTCAATTCTCCGCAGCTGTCCAAAACGATTTTATATTCCATATCCTTACCTCCAAAACCATATATAATATAGTACACTTCTATTTCATGTAGTTTTTAATACCGCATACAAATATACCATACTTTTTTATTTCTGAAAAGAGTTTTTTTCCATGCCTTGGAGTTTGATCTTCCTCGATACACCCAATGCAATTCCCATCTCCGACATCAGAAACAAAATGGAAGTCCCCCCATAACTGATAAACGGAAGTGTCACTCCCGTCGTTGGGATCAGATTTGTCACAACCGAGATATTCAATACGACTTGAAGTGCAATATGGGCAAATATTCCGGTTGCCAAAAGCGATCCATACAAATCCGGAGCATTTCTTGCAATAAACATCAGACGATAAAGCAAAAGACCAAAAAGCAAAAGGATCACGATCGCTCCGAACACGCCTAATTCTTCACAGACGATCGAGAGGATCATATCATTTTGCACTTCGGGGATCACACCCAGCTTCTGGGTACTGTTTCCCAGACCCTTTCCAAAAAAACCGCCGGATCCGATCGCATACAGCCCCTGCATTACCTGAAATCCACCTGTGTCCGAATGATTTTCCGGATCCAGCCATGTAACGATACGTCGGATTCGGAAGTCATCACTGTTGAGCGCCGTCATCGCCAAAATCTGTACGCCGATCACAACCAGAACCGCTCCCGCCGCAATGATCGCCAAAAAAGGTTTCAGCTTCGGATGAACAACAAAATACAGCACACAGGTGATCGCCATAACGATCACCGCCGTACTTAAATTATCTGTCAGCACAAAAACACCGAGCGCCGCCATGATGCCAAACATAAAAATACGTATCGTACCGTCTTTCGTCTGTACTTTATTTCCCATACGGCATAATTCATAGGAGATAAACAGGATCACCGCGATCTTTGTGATCTCCGACGGCTGCAGTGTCATGTTAAACGGAAGCTGGATCCACCGTCTCGCCCCATAGATCGTCACTCCCAAAGGCGTCTGCACCAATCCCATCATGATCATTGCAAACACAAAAATTTCAAAGGAAAATGCTCCGTAAAAGTGATAATCGATCCGCGACACCAGAAGCATCACGCCGAAACTCACCACTCCGACAAACGCCTGTTTTGAAAAATAAAACATGTCATTGTTAAAATCTGCCTGTGCGCTGTAAGCACTTGTACTGTACAGCATGACAAGACCAAAACACATCAAAAAGATGATCACGAGCAGCAAGTCAAAATCAAAATATTGTGTATTTCCTCTGATAAATATTTTGTCCAGTCCCGATCTTTTCTTTCTCCGCTTCTTTTCCTCCCTGTCGTCTCTTTTATTTGCACGCCGCTGAATCGGCTGCACTGTTCTGCTTCTCATAGAATCTCCCCTGTCCGTTTGCCTACTTCACAGCCGCATTCGGATGTACCGGCTTTCCATGCCCGAAAAACCGGTCATACCATACAAGGAAGATATAGACTGCCCAGATCTTCCGGCTGTTGTCTGTTTTCTCATTGGAATTCTTCCCGTTTTTATGGTCATCAAGCATTTTCACAAGCAGCTCCGTATTAAAGTATTGCTTCGCCGCCTCCGATGTGAACATTTTTTTCACGATCTGATAATACTTTTCCTCCCGAAGCCATACACGGATCGGAATCGGAAATCCCAGCTTTTTCTTTTCCGCCGTTTTGCTTCGGATCACGCGCTCCGCAGCTCCCCGAAGCGCCACCTTCGTCTTCGGCGCGCGTACTTTATAGTCCAGCGGCAGTGTTTCCGCCAGTTCCAGTACTTTTTTATCCAGGAACGGCACGCGCACTTCCAGCGAATTGGCCATTCCCATCTTGTCGCCTTTCATCAGGATATCATGCACCAGCCAGAGATGCATATCCACATACTGCATCTTTGTCACCGGATCTTTCCCTTTTACCCGATCGTACAACGGCTTTGTCAGTTTTTGGATTCCCGGCTCACATCCTCTTTTCAGAATCCGGTTTGCCTCACGTTCCGTAAAAATATTCGTCGCATTTGCAAAATATCGTTCTTCCAATGTCTTACCGTGACGCATCAGAAAACCTCTGCCTTTCATCCCTCTCGGCAGACAGTATTCCGCAAACTTCCCTAGCATTCTCCGGATCCCCATCG